TCAATGGACGTGCTCTAGCTGCGGCGTCGTGGTGCAGATGTCCTCAAGCTCGTTGTAAGCTTCCTTGGCGTTCTCCATGGCGTGTGCGACCACGAAGGATTGCCCGCGATTAACCCGCTCCGGCCCGACGAGATGGAGGGCGGCGAGGATGGCTGACAGGCTTGTCTTGCGGCTGCCCTTGCCGACTTGCAGGTAAACCTGCCTGATGAGACGGTTGCCGAACTCGTCGGATGGGCCGTAAATTCGGCGAATGATCCGTTCCTGCCATGGATCGATTTGAAGCTGTTGCGCCGGCAGGCGGCTTTTCGAGTGTTTAAGGAGACGGAGGAAGCGAATAGCGCGTTCTGCGCGTCCATGAGGGTCGGGAATTTCGGAGCCGTCATAGAGCCATTCAAGGCCCTTCATGACGGCCGAATGGTCAGATGTCGAACTCCGCGAACGGGTCGATTTCTTTGTCATGCTGAGAGACTTGCTCCCTAATTCCGGATCGGGAGCGCCCGGTCGGGCTTATGCCCAGATCAGCGGCGAGGCGCGCAATAGTCTCGTTAGCCTTGGCGAGCATCGCGGCGGCAGGGTTGGGCTTAAGCTGACCGCCCCTAGCGGTGACCAGGACGCCATGTTCCGCGAGCGCTTCCCGGCATTTACGCGCGACATGCAGGGCGCCGACGTAGGTCTCAAGGACTGGGATGCAGGACGATGGCAGGAGACCACGGCCGACGAGATCCGCCGCAACTGTCTGCCAGTCATCGGCCGCTTCCGCGGGCAATGTCGCGGGCATCGGGGGTGCTTTGAGGAGAGACCCCTGCAAAGCGGAAAGGTGCGGTCGCTGTCCCTTCACTGCAATTCCCCCTGTCGCCACGTCGCGGTGATCTCGAGTCCGACGCGGCGGCCGATCTCGGTTGAACCAACGATGTTGTAGAACTTGCCGTCGAAGCCGATTACGTCCGTGGGATGAAGATCCGCGAACCAACGCACCTTGAAGGCGACTGTGCCGGCGGCGAAGCGCTGATTTGCCGTGCCGTCCAGGCGTTCAGCCACAGCCCCCCATTTCACATTCGCCCGGAGACGGTGGACGATCTGCCAGATCGTTTCATACTCGCCGTAATCGTTCGGCGCGCCGATCTGCACCTTGCGCAGGATGGTGATAGTCCTATTGAGATCGCCAGCCCTCATTGCAACCACCTCATTCGAAACTCAAGCGTGACACGATGATAAGTGCGGTCGTCGCCAACATCGCTCTCATGGGTGCCGAGTTGCCAAATCGTGACGCTGTCACTCAGAGGATCGCCGTCTGCGCTGACAGACTGGTGGGCAACATCGCGCAAGGCGGCGCCGACAAATTCCGCGAGAAGATCAACGGCCGAAGCGGATTTCCCGATGCATTCGACGCGGACACGGCTGTTTCGGGCTGGGGAGACGCCGGCTACCTGATATTCAGGTTCCGACCAGACAGAGCGAAGCACCAGGCAAGGCGCCGACGCCCCTTGCGGGATCTGCCCGATATAGATCCTGTCGGACACAACGGAGGTGACTGCGGCGGCCTGCGAAAGAAGCGCGCGAGCAAGCTGGATTGAGGTCGTCATTTTTTCGTGGCCTTCGCTGCAGCGCGCTCCGCAGCCTTCTCGATCGCCGGCCCGATTTCCTGCCCGAAGATTTTCAACGCTTCATCGGCCTTGGCTTCGAATGCGGGCGTCAGGAACGGCTTCGCCTCAGCGCCGGGATGCATTGCGCCATCAATGTCGTGCGGTTGAGTTCCGAATTCGACAAGGTGCGCAACGCGATAATGCGGGTCGTCAGAGTTTGGGCCGACGTGCATGGCGGCCTTGTTCTTCGGGTCCGGCTTGATCGTCAGAAGCTTCTTCAGATGCCCGGTCTCGACGCCATGACCTTCCGTCAGATTGGCTTTCGCCTCTTGGAGGATCGGCTTCAGCGCCTTGCGAGAGGCCTGCTGAATGGGCGTTTTCAGGTTGAGAGTCACCTGTCGGAAAGCCTTGACGATGCCATCGGCCCCGGTCATTCGTGATTTTGCCATGGTCAAGCGCTCCAGATGACCCAATCGCGCAGCGCCTGGCTGGCGGAATACGGGAGAACCCCGAAGGAAGCGCTGCTGTAGGCAACGTTCTCGCGGTGCGCGTATGCGGTCGCGACCATTTCGAGGATTGCATGCTTGATCGTCGCGGGCAGCGTCTGTTGCGTCCATCCCGAGCGGAAGGTCACGGTGATGGCCTCGGGATGATCCGCGATCGCCGGCCATGTCACCCCCGATGCGGGGCGGATGCGGGCGGCATCGGTGCCGAGACCATAGGCGATATATTGGGAAGGCGGTAATTCGACGGGAGCATTTTCGGAATACGGGATGTACTCGACGCCAACGATCTCGAAACAACGTGGTAACGGAATACGAAATTCCGTCGGCCAGCGATCAAACTTGGCTTACCAGGTGCTTTCGAGAAGCGCGCGGCCAAGCAACCCATTCGGCCCGTGCAGCCGTGATGTAGCAGCAGCCAGATAGGCGGCGATCAGTTCAGCGTCGTCCGGTGCGGTCTCGCCGTCCTCAATAATCGAAGAGAGGTGGGCATAAATTGTAGCATCATCGACCGCCGCAATGGACGGCTCGACGGTGCAGATGAGGCTTGTCATCGTCATGGCGGTCAACTTTTCGATTTTTACGATTAAAATGCGCAGATCGGACCCCGTGTCGGTCCCAAAGCCAGCCCAAAACCTTTGGAACCCCCTCCCCCGGCCTTCTGGCTTGTCAGGAGCGCGTTCCGTCTTTGTTCTGATGGTTAGGTAGCCTCGCGAGACAATCGCGCTGTGTGAGGATGTCAGGTGGCTTTGCGAGGGCGAGCAAAACCCTGATCGCGGGCGGTGCGCCGGCTATGGCAACTATGACAAAGCGGTCTCAAGTTGCTCCAGCTAAGCCGAAGGTCTGGACGTTCGACCACGCTCTTGACGTGATCCGCATCCGTCGCGGCTTCGCCGCATCCGGGTGTTGAGCATATGGGATAGGCGGCAAGGAACTGCTTGCGACATGCTCGCCATGCGGCGTCGTAGCCTCGATCCTTCGATGATGGCCGTGCCGCATCATGGCGGGCCTTGGCCTTGGCTGCGCGGGCAACGGCACATGGGCACTTCTGCCCATGTGCCACCTTGAGGCCACAGCCGCACAAGCGGCTTGGGGATTGGCTCATTGGAGCGCACCGTAGAGCCACACATCGCCGTCGGCCACGCGTCCCAAACCACCAAGCGCATATTGGCCGGCTGATTGGAGTCGGCCATCCAGGGATCGGAGATTAACACCGTTACCGGCTTGGAAAGATACCGCACCTGTTCCGCCTTGCGCCCATCCGCAAGAGAACCCCGCGGGGAGATCAGAGGGAACGGTAACGATACACGCGCTAGTCAGGATGATCATCCTGCCTTGATGCTTCGCAGTCAGGGTGAGGCTTGTTTCAGGGTGATAGACGGTATCGGTCCCTAGACCGCGACAAAGCTCGGCGGCCGTTACCTCGTCGTCGCGTTCGGATGGTGTATCTACCGAACGCCGGATCTTGACCTTATCGACCATTACGCAACCGGAGCTAGCGAGGGATGGCCCTTGATCACGAGGGAGGAAATCGGTGTACCGGTGCCGTGCGTGCCGCTGAAATCCGCAAGAAGCTTCAAATAGCGCTTCGCACCGACGTAGCCGATTTTCGTCAGGCTTGCGGCCGCGTGTGCTGCGGTCAGGGCTTTGATGATGCCGCCGCTGGCGATTGTGACACCTTGTACATCATCCGTGGTTACCGCTTCGTAGGTGACGCCATCGTTCGAATGGGTCAGCACGAACTCGATCTTGTTGGATGCTGAAAAGGTGATGCCGCCGACACCGATTGAAAGGGCGATCACGGCGGAGTTGAAGCCGCGAAGGTCGATGGCGGCCGGTGTGTTGTCAGCCGCATAGGTGGCCGACGGGATCGCGATGGCGAGTCCGATATCGCTGAAAATGTCCTTCATCTCATCCTCCTTACGATGCGGAATTCTTCAAGAATTTGATGGCGTTGAAGTCTCCTGCACCGCCGCCCACTCGCTTGTAGGTGTCGAAAAGCACCTTGCCTTTCTGGGTCACAGAATCGCGTTCGACGCGGATGCCTTGGCGATCGACGATCACGTAGCCTTGGCGGAAGTCGCCGAAGGCAACGGGCGTTACACCTGCGACGCCAAGATCAGGCATGGATTCGTCAATCTCGACGCGATAGCCGAGCAGTGGATGATCGACGCCTTCGATGAGGTTGCCTGTCGGTGCCCAAAGGTAACGACCGTTCGCGTCCACGAGCGTGCGAATAACGGTGGCCGTGTTCTGGTTCATCATGAAAACGGCATTGGATTTGTAGGGGCGCCGCAGTGCGTTGATCAGCTTGACGAGCGCAAGGGTCCATTGCGCAATCGTCATATCGCCCGTCGTAGTCGTTGGGATGTACTGGAACGAGCCCCAAGCGCGGTCGAAATCCTTCTCGGGAGCGGTCGGGTAGGTCAGCAATCCCCGAGGTGAATTGTCGACGCCGTCGCCGGTCATGAATGCTTCGCCTTCGGTTTCGGCGAAATCATGGGTAGCGTTGTTGATGAGCCATGCCGAAATATCGATAGCGGCGTCATCAAGCATGGTCCGGGTAGCTGCCGGCGCTGCATACATTTCCGCGACACCGTAAGTCGCCTTTTTCAGTTCCGGCCTTGCGGTGTCCTGCGGGCGCTCACTGCGTTCCGTGGTCCAGGTCGCGCCACGCTTGCCGAAGCTGTAAAAGCGCTCATAGCTGGCAGTCGAGATCGTCACGACTTCGGCGAGGCCGCGCATCGGCGACAGATCGGTCATCAGTTCGCGAATGGAGGTATCGACCGTGGGAAGGACGAACCAACCGCCATCAACGTTATTGTCTGTGGCTGCTGCACGAATTTCCGCATCATTGCCGGTGCGGATGAAGGAAGCCAGTGCTCGCGTTTCGGCAACGGCTGTCTGTTCCTGCTGCTGGGGGATGCGCTGCGAGCGAACTTCAACCGCATCCAGGCGGGTCTGCAGCGCCGTGACCTGTTCGGCAAGGCGGGCGGCGTGGGCATCGGCTGCGGAACGCAGTTCGGCGACGGCATTTCGGACTTCGAGAGTCGGGTCTTCGTTCCCGGTCTGTTCCGACCGGGTTTCGAGTTTGATATTCATGTTCATAGATTAACCTCTGAGGTGTTTCGCCGCTGAATTGAGCGCAATGATCATTTCCGACGCGGCGGCGCTGTCGGATCGCGCTGATGTCACCCGCGCACCCGGAACGGACGCGAAAGCAACGAGGCTAAGCTCGCGAAGGCGAGCCTTGGTGATGTGGCGAACGCCACCGGGGCGCATCGAATCCGAAACAGTCTCGAAGCCGATCGAGACGCCGGAGATGTCGCCGGCTGTCAGCATCGCCCGCACTTCGACGGCGCGAGCGATGGCGAGATTGAGGGAGCCAACCGCGCGAAGCTCGGTCTTTGTTGCCCGAAAGCTGGTCCATGATCCGATGACTTGCGACGGGTCATGGCTCCAGAGCATCGGGATTCGGCCCTCGATCTGCCCGAAGGCTTCAGGATCGAAGGTGGTGCGGTAGCTGTCCACGGTGTTGAACCGCACCGCGACAGCTTCGATTGCCCCGGCATCGTCGGATGCAAATCGGCATTCGAAATCATGGTGATGCATTTTGCGTTCCCTCGGGGGAAGATCCGGCGCCGGTCTGGCCCGCCTGCATGATGAGCTTGTCGCCGTCGGGGTGCGGAGGCATTCCTTCCAGGTCGCGAGCCTCGTTGGCTGTCATGTACGAGCCACCCGTGGCCTGACGATACGCGGTTGCCTGGCCTTGGAAATCGCCGCGGAGGAGGTCGCGAACGATGAATTCCGCCTCGACGGTGTCCCGTTCCTCGGGCCGGATCAGGGCGCGCGTGATGGCGCCTTCCCAAACTTCGAGCCATGGCAGCAAGCATAGCTGCAAAAACTGCCGGCCCATCTGTTCCGTATTGTTGAAAGTGCCCTTGCTCAGGTCGCCGACAACGGTGGCGGGAACTCGCAAAGCGCGGGCAATGTCCTCGATTACCAGCCGCCGCAATTCGAGGAACTGCATATCGGCCAAGCCGAAGGAGGTGATCGACTCCTTGAAGGCGGACGGCAGGATAATGGGATCGCTGCTGTTATCGGAAAGCTGTTCCCTGAGAAATTTCAAAGATTTCTTGATGATTTCAGGCCCCTGCTTCCCGCCGGCATCATCGCTCGCGGGGGACAGGATCACGCGCGGAAGGCCACCCGATTTGAACGTCTTCGCCTGATGTTGCGCCATGACGATATCAAGGGCGATGGCCTCGCGCGCGAGGTGGATAAGAGCCATCTTCCGGTCGCGCGCGCTGCCTGGCGTTGCGATGTGAAGAACATCCTGCCACGACAAGCGAATCTGACCGTTTGCCGTACTCACGACATATGTGGGCTCATCCGAATAGATATCGGCGTATTCGACGGCGACGGCAGACGGCAGCAATCTTTGCAATTCGCGGACCTCGCCGTTGACCCTGATCACCCGTGCAAAGCCGTGGCCGTGCAATAGCGCGTCAAGTGTCAAGGCCGTCCGGAGATCCGTCGCGGCAGTCCAGGGATTCGCGAACTGGTTCAAAACCCGCGATGCAGGATGCGACCTGTCCCGCTGCCATCCCTCCCCGGTGTCGCGACGGATGGCGATCGGCAACATTCCGACCGTTTCTGAGATCGCGCGAACGGCCGCAAGCGTGGTCGGGCTCTGGAGCGCGACTTGCGGCGAAATGTTCACAACGGAAGAAGTAGGAGGAGCAAGCAAGCCGATGGGGAAGTCTTCCCACGTCAGCGCGCGCGTCTCCGGCGCCGGCTCGGGGTTCGAGCGTCGAAAAAGTCTCATGGATTTTTCCTTGGAAGTGCCCCGGCCTCAACGGTGAAGACTGCCGGAGGCCGGGGCCATCCCGGAGCGCGATGCCGATTGCGCTCGACGGGAATTTTATTGAGAGGGGTGCCCCAATTATTGACGCCATTGGGGCCTTCCCGCCCCATCGGGAGCGCGAGGAGTTGCGCTTTGGCGTCCCCGACCATGCGCGGGCCGGGGAGACGGGAAGAACCTGGCAGAACGCCCCGTCAATTCGTCACTTCATGCGCCATATCAGGGCTAAGAAGATGTAATCGCAAAGCTTTTCGACTGGTACGGCCTGCAGGATCATGTCAGCATCAGCGCCATGCGCCCCGATCTCGACCAACGGTCGGATGATGTCGGGGTCTCGGAGGTCAAGGCCTTCTGCGACGATCGCAAGCCAGTTGCTGCCAACCGTGGCGCGCAGGCGCTCGATGTTCTGGAAGCTGTAGCCAATCGAGGCACCCGCGATTTCAGCGATGGGAACGCGGCGGGTGAGAAGATCCGCCATCTCAGTCTTGCGGATGGCCCAATCCGCGACCGTGCGGCCGGGAGCCATGTCGGCGAGTGATTGATGAATTTCTAATGCGCAAAGAATGTTCACAGAGGTCTCCTCTTTCGCTGCTTCAGGTCTTCATTGTAGGCGGCAACGCGCCTTGCCTCGCCGCGCTGGTTCTTCGCGATCGTGGCATTAGTGCGGGCCTCTGAAGCGCCGACCTGATTGCTGATGTAAGCCTTTAGGTTGCCGTTACGCTTGTCGAAGTCCAGATGGACAGTGACATCACGAGACGACAGGCCTTGAGCATAATCCGGGATAGAGGATTGCATCTTGGAAGCCGGGTTTGGCAGCGATGGAGCGGAATATCCGACCAAGCCGCCATCTGCATAACCGGGCAATCGGCCCGTCTCCAGAGCGCTCATCAGCGCGGTGAGGTTTCCGACCCCCGCCCGTTCTGTCGCTTTTTTCGTCAACACGAATTCGCCGCGATGGACGATGCCGGCGGGCTCATTCTTGCCGCCGGGGCCTGTGTAACCCCCGCGGTCGAAAAGCCCGAGAGCTTTGAAGAGGCCGCCAAGGATGCCCGTTGACCCCGTCTGCCCAACACCAAATTCCGATTTGATCGACATTTCAATCAGTTGGTCCAGGATCTTGTTGAGCGCGTTGCTGAGCGCATCGGCTGCGGATTTGCCGGATCGCAAATCGGAGATGAAGCCGCTCGTCACGTCTGCGGCGGAACTTTTGAAGTCCTCGACAGCCTGCGCGGCTTGTTCTTGCGATTCCTGAAGCCGTCGGCTGGCGGCTTCCGCTTCTGCATACCCACTCGCGAGTTGCCCGATCGATTCCCGAAGTTCCGGGGTGATCTGCAAGCCCGCCCGCTGCGCAGCGACCAGCAAATCAGCCTCAGCGCGTGCCCTGGCCTGAGCGGTTTCGAGACCGCCCGTGGCGCCGCTGACAGACTGAAGCGCTTGATTCTCCAGCAAAAGAGCGTCTGTCGCTTCTTTGATTGATCGGGCTTGCCGCTCGTAATCGTTCAGTTTGGAGCCGCCGCCACCAGATTTCGAGACCGGTGCTTTGAAGTCCGCCAAGCTGACGGGATTCACTGTCGCTGACGCTGCGGACGGCTGCTGCTGAACTCTCCCCATCTTGGGCGCTGCGGTCGAAAATGCTGCATCGAACCTCTGTCGAAGGGCGTCGTCCTGAACGCGATTGACCGTCGTCGTACCGAGCGCCTTGCCATTGACGGCATCAAACATCGTCTCGTTCATTACTTTGAAGGTGCCGACGAACCCACCCATGAAGTCTTTGACTTGGCGCGCGACCTCCAGCGCTTCGTAAAGCTTGCCAACAAACTTACCGAGATCGCTTTCCGCCACCGCGACGAACGCATTGCCCATTGCGGTGACGAACTTTCCCAGTTCCTGAAGTTCGTTGCCCAGCTTGTCGCTGGCGCCGGTCGCCTCGTTAACTTTGCCGACTGCATCGGTAATCACGTTCTGAAGCTGTGTGAACCGCTGGGACAGCGTCAGCGTCGAAGAAGCGGCCATGCCTTCCAGAATAGGAGCGCCGGCCTCGAATGCCCGGAAAAACGCCTCCGACGAAACTTTGCCGTCGATGATCAAGCTCTTAAGTTTGCTGACAGATCCGCCCGCTTCCTTCATGCCGGCGGCAACGGCTTTGATCAGGGTCGGCATCGACTCCAGAACGCTGTTGTATTCCTCCGCCTGCACCCGCCCCGACCCAAGCAACTGACCGAGTTGCAGCAATCCGCCAGCGGCTGCGGTGGCGTCCGTGCCGCTCGTGCGAAGTGAGAGCGCTACACGATCGGTGAATGCGATAAGATCAGATGTGCTTGCCCCTAGCTCTTTTTGCGCTTGTGCAGCTTTTCCGTAAAGTACTGCCAAGCTTTCTAGGGGCGCGCCATTTTTCTGTGCCGACGAATACAAACCGTCATACACGGTCTTTAGTTCGGAACCTTCAAGGCCTGCCACCTTCAGCGCATTTTGAATCTTTGTCGCGCTGTCGATGAACTTGCCGATCTGCTGGACGCTAAAGGCCCCGGCAAGCGCGGTCGCCATGCCGCCCAAGCTGGTCGACACGGTGCTGTCGATCCTCCGGAAAGATTGGTTTGTCTTCGACTCGAAGCCCCGCACTTTGACGCCAGCGTCAATGAGGGCCTTGCTGAAGCGACCGGAATCGACTGTGAGTTCGGCATACAACGAACCGACTTTTGCCGCCATGATAGCCCCCAGAATTTCAGTGCAGACAAAGAAAAATCCGCCTCAGTTTCCCGGGCGGTTTTGATTCGGTGGCTATTCCACCAGTATGATTCGGCTATTTTTCTGACTCGGTTTTCGCTATTCTGTCAACACGTCCCAATATTGAATAAATCGAAACAACACCCGCAATTCGTTGCTTACGCCATATTTTGTTGATGCTTTCGACCGCTCATTTTCTTGAATTTTGTTGGTTAAGAAAATTTCAAATGGCGGGATTTGGTCAGATTTCCGACCATTTTGGGCCGATTGCGTAAACCACACGATGCTTTTGCTCGACGCAAACATGAGCTTAATGAGATTGGCTGCCGCTCAACTCATCGCGGCAAGTTGGGGATTATTCCAAAGCTAACCGCATAGAGTGTGGTAACTCGTATAGAATCCAACGATGCCGATTCTTTACCCCGTCGCTCCGAGAACAATATTATTGTGTGACTATTCGAAAGGTGGCTTCCGCCCACCCGAAATGGTCAAACGACGACCAGCAATTGTTATTTCCCCTAGGCTGCCTCACAGAGACGGTCTCTGCACAGTCATACCTCTGTCGACGTCGCCACCAGCGGATAAAGTGGAGTATGTGGTAGAGTTCAGTCTGCCAAGCCCGCTACCGCCGCCATTTGACTCGGCGACTATGTGGGCGAAGTGCGATATGGTTGCGACAGTATGCTTCGATAGATTGGACCTTTTCCGGGAGGGGCGGGATAACCAAGGTAGGCGGAAATATATCAAACCGCGCATGGACGAGGAGACTTTTCAAAGGATCCTTTGCGGCGTGCGCGCTGGCCTTGGAATTTAACTTGACCTTAAAGTTCAGACCACCATATTAGACGTGATCGCTGGCGATGAGAGTCGTTCAGCCTCAAGACCTCCGAGGAGGCAGACCCCGCCAAAGCGATAACAAGCGTGGCGGGGTTTCTTTTTGTTTGCGAGGTTTAATCTGGCAGGGCGCCTCGGCCACGCATGAAGGCATCAGTTCTCTTCAATGGCCGGATCGACCTTGAACCCGATACCCTTCGTTCTTTTCTGGATCTCCACCATCGTCTTAAGTGCTTCGGGCTTTTTTCTGATTCAACCAGGGCACCACCTTCCATTCTCCGGACTGTGTGCCAGTTTGTTGACCGTAGAAGGTGACCCTCGTCACGAGCCCGGCATCAATCATGTCGCGAAGGCTATCCTCAACTTCCTTCACCATATCCTGCACTTCCATTCCCTTCCTCCTTCGTTCCTGATCGTTGTGGGAAATTCCCATGACGTCTGAGATTATGCTCTTCGCGGCCCGTCGTCCCATTCTGCCGGCCGTGGCGACTGGTTGGCGATGGCGGCTGATTTCTTCATCTCGGCAATCACCGTCTCCCTGAAAGCCGCGATCTCGACATCGATTTCCGCCTCGCTCAATCCCCGACGGTAGAGTTCCGACGCGATATCTTTCACGCGCTCATTCCAATAGTTCGTGCGGACCTTTTCCTTCCCCGCCCTCTCCATCTCAATCAGCTTTCCGGCGATATGCCGCGCTTTCCCTACTCGCTTTCCCAGGGGGAAGACGATCACCTCACAAGGCTGAGGTGTGAAGTCGAATTTCAACAATGGAAGATCATCGTCCTTTTTCATCGGGATCGTGCTCCTACTATATTAGCCGTCGCGTGAGATTCTGACTGAAAGGAAGAATCGAACCCAGCGGAGCGAAGCGACTGCGACGGCGGGCCACACGGCACGATACCACTAGGTTCAACTTCGCAGGTTACATTCTCAGGTTCTGGGGTCGAAATTCCGACCCCCCACCCGTCGAAATTCCGCCCCCCCGACCCGTCGAGATTTCGCCCCCCTGTCTCCATCGCCATAACAAACGCGCGATCGATCTCAAGCTTGTATTCGTTAGACTTCCCTGCCCCGCGTGACTCTACCGATAATAGGCCCGCGCCGACGAGAGCCCGAATGCCATCCTTCACAGTCGACTCTGGCCTTCCGAGCGTTGCCATAATCTTCGGGATGGAAGGATAGCAGCGCCCGCTTTTGCGGTTCAGAAACTTGGCGACTAGTAGAACGCCAACACTGAGCGCACTCGCCGGAAGCTTCGAAACAGCCAATCCGACAAGCCAACCGGTGATGTCCTCGTTCGAGTAGGCAAACTCGTCCGCCTTGTCGCGAGCGAGCTTTCGAGTTATCTTCATCCATGATTTCCAGATTATTGGCCGGCGGATCGGACAGGGTCCAGCCGGCCTATTTTCGCCTCTTAGTTGGCTTTTGGGGTTTCGAGCTTCGACAAGACTGCTTCGAGCTTGGTCGCGAGCACTGACGCAAGTGCCGCTCGTTTATCACTCGGGATGTAAAGGGCTGCCTCCATCAGCGCCTCTGCCAATACTATGGCCCCCAGCGCCTCCCCCATTTTCTCGGTGTCCATCGGGCGATTGCCTTCAAGCGTGTCGCGCACGATAGCTTCGAGATCACCAAGATTCTTTGCCGCGTCCTTCAAGCTGCTTCCTCCTCGTCATCTGGTCCTGGCCGCCGGTCGAAGTTTGTATAGCCACAGATGGCGCCAGACGCGCGGATGGTGGTGTCTGCACCAAAGTAGTAAACGCCATGCAGTTTAGTATTGATCTCTACCGCGCCAGCCCAACCTAGCGCTGAAAGCGCGTGCATCACCTCGAGCGTGATTACGTCCTCACCTACGCCGAACTGATCGGCAATTTCGTATTGGAGAAAACAGTAAGGCACCTCGGAAGTGCGGGCCGCGACATACCCAAGAACGGCGGCGAGAATGTCGGCTTTGTGCTGCCGGTTGGAAACGGTGGAAAGCGTTGGGGTTTGCGTCATGCTGCGTCCCTCGAATTGAGAGCAGCGAAAGCACGTTCAATCACGTCGCGACGCCAGCGGCGGCCGCGCAGGCCGACACGTTCACCCTGAGGCAGAACGCCGAGGCGAATGAGGCGATAGAACGAGGGCTCAGAGATCTGGCGCTCTGTCTGAATCTGTTTTGCGGTGAGGAATTCGGTCATAGTCCATCCTATTGTTGAGGATGGATCCGACGCGCCACCCAGAGAAAGACGGATTCCCTGCGTCGGCAAGGCATCACCCCGTCTTTCCGGATGGCCGCAATTGGCCGGTGATGATTCGTACTTACACTATGGTTTCCGAACTGTCAATAGTGTTTGTGACAAAGTTGGCCCACTGCTCCATTATAATCCGTCGCTTATCGAGTGCGGTGCCTCGCCGGTAGGCCCTTTCTGTCTGGTCACGAACGACGTGAGCTAGGCATTGCTCGATGTCGTCGCGCTGGAACGATGTGCGGTCACCAGCCCAGTCTCGGAAGGATGAGCGGAAACCATGCACCGTCACATGTGGATCGCCCTCCCCTGTGATCCGCCGAAGCGCCATGGTCAAAGCCATGACCGAAAGCGCCTTTCCTTTCGGACTGGGGAAGACAAATCCTTCCTCCCTTGGCTTCATTTCCCTGAGAATAGCGATTGCAGCGGCGGAGAGCGGCACGACATGCTCCCGGCCCGCCTTCATGCGCTCGGGCGGTATCGTCCACGTAGCGCGCTGAAAATCGATCTCTTGCCATGTCGCACCGATGACTTCGCCCGTACGCGCGGCGGTCAGGATGAGGAAACTCAACGCGAGCGGTGAAGATGAGGCGCTGTCTCGGAGGCGGGCATAGATCGACGGCACCCGATCGATTTCAGCCGCGGCGTGGTGGCCTCGCTGAAGCTTCGTGCGCTTCGGCAAGAAGTATTCAAGAGATCCACGAAGAACGGCAGGATTTGGCCCGGGGCGGAGCTTCGCTGCAATGGCGGCGCCAAGCACGGTTTCGAGCCGTGCGCGCGTCCTGGCTGCCGTCTCGGCCTTTTCCAGCCAGATAGGGCGAAGGATCGACAAGACCTCTTCCTGACCGATAGCGGGGAGTGGCAAGTCACGAATGGAAATGCAGTAGCCGGAATCAAGCCACCGCCCTTCATCGTCCTGCTGAACGCTCAGGGTCATGCGCCATTGCGCTTCGTGCTTACCGTTCCGCCATCCATCGGCTTGGCCGTTTACATACGAAAGCGCGAATTCGCCAAACGTCTGCGGCTTGGTGCGAACTTTGGCGGCAACATCACCGGCCGCGATCTGCTTCTTCTTTTCCTCCGCGTTGGCGCGAGCGGTGGTGAGGTCCACGTCTGGGTAAGCGCCAAGTCCGAATTCCCTCCGCCTGCCCTGCAGGGTGGTCAAAAGTGTCCACTTTGCAGAAGCACCAGCCACCCGCAAATACAAGCCATCACCATCGCTGTAGCGCCCGTCGACCTTCGCCAACTTCGCTGCAAGTTTCGCGGTGAGTTTGTGTTTCGCCCTTGCCATTTCCGCCAGTCCTACTTTCGCCGGTCACACTTCCGGTCCTACTTTAGGATTGACGATCACGCAATGTCGCGAGCCATCGCAAATATTCAAGATTACTGTAATGCGTTGAAAAATATGTTCTTATTTAAGCGTCTGAAAATTCCTGAAAGGGGAAGTTTAGAGGACACCTCTTCCGCCAGTTCTCGAGTGCTTCTGAAGTCTGTTGCCTAGGGATGCAGGGGCCTGTCTTCCGCCTGACCGAAAATCATCCAGTGCTCATAGCCGGAGCCCAACTCACCGCGGCGCACCGCGGCTTCAACATCGGGATTGGCCAGCAGATAATAGCGCTCGCGAAAGGGTGAGGGCTGTGCCTCGATACCCATGTACAGGCGCAGGAATATCGCCATGATACGCTCCACGGCTTCGTGCGCCACATGAAGGTGGTCGGACGAAAAGACGCTGCTGCGTGGTGACATCGCCACCATGTCATAGACGGGAAAGTAATCGACGTTATCGTGATCCTGGGCAAACAGATCTGCTGCAACTCTGAGTGTGGATTTGGACAACATGTTGGCCGTCATGACGTCGCGTCCTGAGAAGGTTTCGTGCAGGGGAACCGGCGATACCGTGACGATGATCCGCATGTCTGGATTCAGCTGCATCAGCAGCGTGCGGATGCGATCGAGATCCTCAAGGGTTGTCGCAACGTCCATAATCCGAAGCTCATAGCGCTCAGGGGCTGTCCGTGTGGAATGAAATCCGGGGGCGGCATTCATATATCGCCTGCTTTCAGTATCATACCACACTTCATTCAGGCCAAGCGTGATGATCACGGTAGTGGCCTGCTGCAGCCGTGCAAAATAATCGGATATGATATACGCGCGTCTCTCCATCGCCCGCTCGAGCGGTACAGGACGTGTCCCCGGACAAAGTTGAAGATCGCGCCAGCCGTCGGCCCGCTCCTCGAAGAGCGCAGGGGTGATCTGAGGCTGCTCCAGCACCCATTCCACCTCGTTGCGCATGGACTGGGTGGTAAACTTGTTGACGATGCCCGTGGGCCTGCTCGACCACTCTTCCTGCGGGCAGATGATCTTCCGGCTGAGGACGGAGATGTTCTGGTAGATCAGGTGTTCCTCGATGCTGCGGGCAAAACAGGAGCCGATGCAGAAGACGCGCTCATCCTGCCCCAGACGAAATTTCGGCGTATGGACGACCTCCACCAGTTCCTGCGAAAAGCGATCGATATGTTCCTGCCACCGAGCCACTTCTGCTCTGGCTGCCGTCTGCCATGCCGCCTGCCCGCTGAACGTCCTGATTGCCATTGCATTCCCTCATGTCTTCGGCGCATCAGTGCCAGAAGCTCGACGTTCGGGCAATGAAATTTCAGGGGCTTGCTCGCTGATTGCCGGTCTGGCTGGACACGGATCACAAGGGCGATCCGCTTGGCCACATTTTCTCATTGATGCACGTTTCGGTTGATTGTAAGTATCGTCTTAGAAATACTTTCAGATGCCGGAGCCTGGCCATGCATGTCGCTCTCAGCATTCTTCCGAAATTCGCTCCCCTTCGACAACTTCGAGGCTGGATGCGGTTTTGTCTTATTCTCAACAGTCCTGATCGTAATCCTCATCAAAACATCAGGGTTCGTCGATCTCGCGGGACTGTCGATCTTGATCCAGGTTCTTACGTCGAATGGAACGTACTTCTCTTTCGTGACTATGAGGGTGAGGAGAAGAGGCTGTTCTGTCAGCTCGCGGAAAGTCGGGGACGCGCGGGTCTGGTTCTGGATGTCGGAGCCAATGTCGGCATGCATTCGCTGACTTTTGGCGAGCATTTTGACCGTGTCTTCGCCTTCGAGCCTAATCCGGCGGTCTATGAGCGTCTGGTGCGCAACGTTGAAACCGGGGCTGACGGAAACATCACGACCTTCAATATCGGCCTGTCTGACCGTGACGACATATTGCTCTTCTATCAGCCGACGCACGCGAACCAGGGGACTGGTACCTTCGATCCATCCTTCAAGGTGGATGGCGCCCGGGAGGTCTGTCTGCCGGTCCGAATAGGTGACGAGATCCTGCGTGAGCAGGGACTCGCCGCGCGCGTGGATGCGGTCAAGATTGACGTACAGGGTTTCGAGCCGCAGGTCCTGTCGGGTTTGCGGCAATCGCTTCAGGCAAGCCGTCCTCTCATCTGGTTTGAAGTGTCGGACTCCACGATCGCGCGGTTTTCCGACTATGGGGGGCTGATTTCCGTCATTCCGTTCCCCTTCACGCTGTTTCGCTTCCACACGCGCCTTGTTGCTGGCCTTGTTTATCGCACGGATCTTGTGTCATGCGGGATCAACGAGCCACTGGTCAACGCAGACTACGTGGTGGTGCCGACTGACTAAGCAGACCCGATACTCCCTCCGGCAGGCGTTTCGTCGGCGCTGACGGACAGCACACAGGTTCCGACACGGACCTGCGGCACGCCTGCCTAAGCCGACGGCCGGATTGTTGTGCCCGCATGCGCCATGCTGGTCGGCTTCTCGACCCGTGCGGTATTCGGCTGCGTTGATCCTCTCCTCCGGCTCGACCACTGCATGCCTCAAAGGCCTGTCCGAAGGCGTCAGTTCCTCCCTTGTCGCGGTGGAAGCATGCGACCAGCCGGAGAGAGGAGTCGCCCCCCTTCCGGATCCTCCGCTTGCCTTTGCCCCAGCTCTGTCAGCAGGCCGTCGGCGATGGCGAAACAGCGTATGGCCGCATGGGTTCCCGCGCCCTTGTCATGCAACCCAAAAAAACGATCAAAGATCAGTTTCGCGCAAGCTTGATCAATCATCTGATTATGTGTCGGAAAAACGCGTCTGTGGACGACGGTTGGATCATGAGGATCGCGCATGCTGAATGAAATGGATCTCGTACTCGACTGGCAGCAGCGGGGCATGAGTGCCCGCGTTCTGGGGCTGCGTCCTGGAGACAATCCGCTGCTGGACAAGCGCCCTGCCCGTCACGGTGCGCCGCTGGCGGAATGGCAGGCGAAGTGTGAGGCCTGGGCTTTCGGCTGGCGCATCGAGGATGCCAGCCGCAACTGAACCTGCGTCATTTTGCGGAACAGGCTAGAAAATTGCAGGTCATGCGTGCAGATGTGTTTCGTGATGAGACAGGACCGCGTTCGGTTAACCTTTTGGAAATGATGCGCTTGTAAGCTAATCCACCTGTGTCATCGTCTCGTCAGGGACAAGGAGCTTACGTCCATGGGCCAAAGACACGCCCCGGCCGAAGAGGCCGAACTCGATATCTGCCGCCGCTTTCAGGTGGAGGCGGCCATGCTGGACATGATCGCCGCCCTTCGCGCAAAAGGACTGGACCAGGCGGAAATCGCGCTGACGCTGGCGGATGCTGCGGAAGATTATGTCCTGCGGCTGGCGCAGAAATCCGCCGACAGCGACGATATGCTGTTCTATCAGTGA